TCTCTGGGTGCCGATGCCGAAACAGGAAGAGTTTCACTCCTGCATGGCGAGCGAGCGGTTGGTGATCGGCGGCAACAGATCCGGCAAGAGCGCGTGTACGTTCATCGAAGACGCTCGCGCCGCCACCGGCCAAGACCCGCACGGGAAGTATCCGCAGGAAAACGGGAACTTGGTCATCATCGGCAAGGGGTGGACCCACATCGGCATGGTGGTCTACCCGATGCTGTTTAAGGCTGGGGCGTTCCGCATCATCCGTGACCTGAAGACCGGCATGTGGCGCGCGTTCAACCCCAACACGGACGAAGATCGCCGCAAAGAATCCAAGCCAGCCCCTCCGCTGATTCCGCCCCGGATGATCAAAGAGATGTCCTGGGTGCAGAAGAACGCCGGCTACCTCAACAAGTGCGAACTGACCAACGGCTGGACCATCTACTGCTTCTCCTCTGAGGGAGAGCCTCCGCAGGGCTTCCAGGCCGACCTCGTTCACATTGATGAGGACATCTCCAATGAGCGGTGGGTGGGCGAGATGCAGGCCCGCCTCTCCGACCGCAAGGGTCGCTTCGTCTGGTCGGCCATGCCGTGGAGCAAGAACGACGCGCTCTTGGGACTGTGCGAGCGCGCGGATCGGGCCGAGGAGGAGGGGAAGGAAAACCCCATCATCAAAAAGTTCGTCCTGCGCTTCCTAGACAACGCGCACATCGACACCGACGAACGCCGCAAGAACATCGAACGCTGGTCCGCGCTTGGCCAGGACGAACTCCGCATGCGTGCGGAGGGCGAGTTCACCACGGAATCGACGCTGATGTACCCGACGTTCAATGCGTCGGTCCACATGCTGCAACGGAACGAATTGCCCGGCGGGCAGGTTCCACCAGACTGGACGAGGTACGTGGCGATTGACCCTGGCCACGCGGTCATGGCGACATTGTTTGCGGCAGTGCCACCGGATGAAAAGTTCCTGCTGTTCTATGACGAGCTGTACATCCGCAACTGCAACGCCCTGGTATGGGGCGAGGAGTTCTTTCAGAAGGCCGACGGGCAGACGATCTACGCGGCGATCATGGACATGCACGGCGGCGCCCTGCGCGACCTTGGTTCCGGCCGGCTTCCGCATGAGCTGTACTCCGAGGAGCTGAAGAAGCGGCGGTACAAGTTCCAGCTCACGGGATTCGGATACATCCCGGGGTCGGACGACATCCCCGCGCGGACGAACATGGTGCGGCAGTACATGCACATCAAAGGCGACGGCACAACGCGGTTCAAAATATTGGAAGGCGCGTGCCCCAATCTGGTCCGCGAGCTGAAGCGATACCGCAAGAAGACCAGCACTGTGAATGGCGTGGTGTACGTGACCGACGCGCCGCAGACGCGCGGTGATGTACACGCCGTGCAGTGTTCTGAGTACATGTGCGCCCATGAGCCCCGATACCACGCCCCGCCCAAGAACTACGGGCCGAACCCCTGGTGGGTGAAGTGGCTGGAGGAGCGCAAGAGACGAAGTCAGGCGTCCGAAGACCCCTGTGTGTTGTTAGCCCCGAATGGGAGTTTGCGAAAGTGATCTACGACATGCCCTCTGTCGATGTTGGCGAGATTGTTCTGTTCCGGCCGCACGCCGGAGCCGACCCCGTGCCGGCGATTGTGTGCCGCATCGGCAGCCGCACCCTGACCCTGTTCGCCATGTCGGGCGAGCTGGGGGTGACCGTGAAGCATTCGGTCCACCACGTTACCGACCCGGGCGTGGAGGAGTTTCCGGCGTGGAAGGAATACGGCTTCTGGGAGCATCGCGCCACTGACCCGCGGATGGCCATCCTTTCCGAGCGTGTTTCCCTGCTGGAAAAGAAGCTGGCCACCCTCAGTCCCAAGAAGGGCTGAAACGGGCATTAGTCAGTAGGAGACGCCATGTCCGACGAAAACCCTCTGCGCCCAATTGCAAAACGGTGGTTGGAGTGCGTCCGACAAGCCGAAAAACATAAGCGGCCCTTCACCCAGGACGCCAAGGAGGCGCTGGGGTTCTATTCGTCTGACCCGGATGCCATGTGGGGCAACGAGTTTGCCCGTGGCGAACGGGGCTACAACAAGGGCATCGATCCGCCGCCGTTTCGGATGGTGGTCAACCGTGTCTGGGAGGCCGTTCGCCTCTTCGGCTCGGTCATCCATCACAGAAACCCAACGCGGACGGTGACCCCGCGCGAGTACCCGATCATCGGGCCTGCGCTCTTGGGGATTCAGCCCCAGCCCCCAGTCCCGCAGATGGGACCGGATGGTCAGCCGGTCATGGGGCCCGACGGCCAGCCGGTGATGATGCCGGACCCCGGGATGATGATGTACCAGCAGATGATGCAGCAGCAGGGCATGGCGTGGCAGCGCCGCCAGCTTGTGAGCAAACTGCTGGAGGACTACCTGAATTACACGCCCAACGAACTGAACCTCAAACAGCACTCCCGCAAGGTGGTGGACGAGGCGTTCATTAAGGGCGCTGGGGTGTGGTGGCATGAGCTGTACCAGCCCCCCGGGGCGCAGGTGAAGCTGGCCGGGTCGTTCTTTGACTCCATCGACAACCTCGTCTGGGACCCGGACGCGGACGAGTTTGAAGACATCCGCTGGGCCGCGCGCAAGCGTGTTCAGCCGCTGGATGAGGTGGCCGCCAAGTTTGGCCTGACCCGCGACGACCTGAAGGGCCATGTGGAGTCGTACTCGTCCCGGGCGGAAGAGAACCGCCAGGGCTACAAGAGCGAGAAGAAGAGCGGCAAGACCAACGACCTCATCTGCTACTGGGAGATTTACTCCAAGACCGGCTTTGGTGACCGCCTAAAGGATGGCGACAAGGAACTCCGCGGGCGTTTCGATTCGCTAGGGGCGAACTGCTACATCGTCGTTGCGGAAGGCGTGGACTTCCCGCTGAACATTCCGCCGGCCATCCTCCAAGAGCAGGTGGAGGAAGGCGAGATTCCGCAGGCGCTGTTCATGGCCGCGCAGTGGCCGATCCCGTTCTGGGCCGAACCGCAGGGCTGGCCGTTCACGCTTCTGGCGTGGCACGGTCAGCCGGGTTACTCCTGGCCGATCAGCCTGATCAAACCTGGGATCGGGGAGCTTAGGTTTTTGAATTGGGCGATTTCGTTCCTGGCCACCCGCATTGCGACGAGTTCGCAGACGCTCATTGGTGTTGCCAAGGCCGCGGACCCGGACCTGAAAGCCAAGATCCTGGAGCGCAACGAGGGTGGGTTCAACATCGTCGAAATCTCCGAGGCCGTCGGCCGGTCGGTGAACGATGTGATCTCCGTGTTCCAAATGCCTGGGGTCACTCAGGACATGTGGAACATCATCAACGAAGTGGCGATGCTTTTCGACCGCCGCGTCGGCCTGACCGAACTCATCTACGGCATGACCCGGGCGTCCTTCAGAAGTGCGGCAGAGGCCGCCGTGAAGAGCGAGCAGATTTCTGTCAGGCCGGACGATTACGCAAACACGCTGGAGGACGCCCTGTCCGAAGTGGCGCGTAAGGAAGCGCTCCTGGCGCGGTGGGCGATCTACCCGCAGGACGTTGCCCCACTCCTTGGGCCGATGGCCGCCCAGGCGTGGCAGATGCACATCCAGGCCGAGGACCCAGAGTCCATCGTCCGCGAGTATTCGTACCGCGTGGAGGCCGGCTCGGCCAGGAAGCCCAACATTGCCACCAAGACCGAGAACCTCAACCAGTTCATGCAGATTTTCGCCCCCGTGGCGCAGGGCCTGATGCAGGCCGGTCAGCCGCAGTTGTTCAACGCCATGATGACGACCTGGGGGCGGATCAATCAGATGGATGTGGCGGAATTTATGGTTCCCCCTCCCCCACCACCGCCTCCCCCGCCTCCTGGCCCGCAGGAAGGCCAGCCGCCGGGCGGCCCGCCGCAGCAGGAACAAGCCCAATAGCCTTATATGGACATCCCGTTCTCAGTCCGTGAGCTGGGCCGCGAGGCCGTCGAAACCTACAAGCAGGCGCTTCCGTACGGGGAGCGTTGGGCTGAGATGGTCGCTACCAAGTGCCCGCCTGGAACCAAGGGCACGGACAGGGCGTTTCTGGAGGGCCGGCAGAACAACCAGCAACTGGACGATCTGCCTAAGCTCCAGGCCCAGTACATGGTCCGCGAGGCCCGTCAGGCGGGGATCAATATCTCCGGTAAGCACTACGTGGCAGGCATTGCCGACAAGCGCGGCTGGCGCGACCCGGCGGCCTGGGTGTCGTCCAATGACGACGTTCTGAAAGTCGCCCGTCAGCGGCGCCTGTCGGTGTCTGGCACGGTCAACTACGACCCAGGTCCAGCCCCCAGAAAGACGGTCAAACTCTCCGAATCGATCATTAAGGAAGAGATGCGCAAGGAACTCCGCAAGCACCCGCGGGCCAACAAGGGCGAGCTGCGGGAGAAGATCATCGACAAGCACGCCTACAAGTTGAAGGGAAGAACATGAACGAGATCGCACGCCACTTTTCGCCCGGGACCGTCATTACGGCAAACAGCTCTGCCGCAAGCACCTCCGGCATGTTTCCCTTTGGCCGCTTCGGCGGGGCGTGCGTGATGATCGCCAACACTGGCGGCGCCACGCAGATCAACTGGCACGCCACGGTTGACCCGCGCGTCACTCCGCTGCGCATGTACGCGGACGGCACAGCTCTCTCCAGCGCTCTCACGGTTGGCGTGATCAACGTGCCGGACGGTTGCTTCTCGGCCAATTACGTGGTGCCCGTGGTCGTCGGCGGAACTACGTGCGCCATGACGGTCATGGCCAAAGGTTGAGCCACAGCACTCCTACGGTACGGACATAGCCCATGCCGATGTCGCCCAGGCTTCTGCGGCCACGCTCAACGGCGCACCCGGAGGCGACCTCCTGGGCCGCCCGCGTGTCGGCCAACGGAGGCACGTTCAGCAGCTCCACGCTATCGGCCGTTTCGACGTTCTGCGTAAGCATCGACCGCGAGCCGGGCCTGCGCGCCGCAATCCTGCGGTGCAATCTGTTCTGCGGCAGCGATCTGGCGGCGTGCCTTGTCCCGCTCTATCGGGGCGCCTCACTTGGCGGGACGCAACTCGGCAACTCCACTGACACAAACAACGGGCCTTTTGTCAGCGGCGATTTTGAAGAGCGCAACAGCGGTGGTGGGCTTAAGGGCGACGGCACGGCGAAGTATTTGGACACTGGCCTTTCTCCGAGCAACATCACCAGCTTACTCAGCCTGCATATCTCCGCCAGCGGCACCAGCATGGAAACCAGCGGGAACACCATGGCGGTTGGTGCTTTTATCC